CTTGCGTCACTGTTTTTAAACGGACTGAACGGGGCTACTTTGGGGGTTCCGCTAATAGTAATAGTACTGTTGTTTGTGCTTTCGTCTACAAATCTGTTTGATGAGCAAGTTAAAAGTTCGGTGTTGGTAACAACTGTTAATGGATCAGTTGGCGGCGTAAAGGCAGATGTGTAAAGCGCAGTGCCTTTTACAACACGGACATTTGAAAGATATCCATCTAAAGTGTAAGTTCCTGATGTATATCTTTGGCCTATTCTAAAAGTAGTAGGTTGTATATATGTTAAACCATCAGAAAAAGAGCCTTCTGAACTTCCGTCTAAATATAATGTTGTAGTCCCACTATTTTTTACTAATGCTATGTGATACCACTGATTAGTATTTAAAACAGTTGTTCCAAGTATTCTTGTAGATCCACCAGCAAAGTAATAAACCACCCCGGTATTGTGTATCCACAATAGTGGCACGTTATCACTAGCCGAACCTCTAGGGTCTGTTATTGCTTGATATGTTGAGGCATTTGAATTAAGACTTACAAAACACTCTAAAGTAAAGTCACCAGAACCAAAATTTAAACCTGGATGTCCCGAAACATCTAATATAGTTGAAGACCCATCAAAATAATTAGACCAATGATCCCCATACGGACTAAAGCTACCCTGTACTACAGACCCACTCTCAGTAACCGCATGACTATTGGTAGACGAGTCAGTAAATGTATTATTTGCTCCGCCATTGGTGCCGTCACCATCAAACATAAACACTACATTGGAAAAATCGGGATCTGAGGGTCCTGGTGTAGGTGCAGGACTTGGTGAACCACCTGCTGGCAAAATATTCATTCCACCTTGTATTGTTACTCCTGATATTTGCATTGCCATTTTTATATCTCCTATTTGTATTTTTTAGTGGTGTTGCTTACATTTTTAGCTTTGCCACGTCTGTTCTTGTTAGGATCGTCTCTGCGCTTCTTGTTGACAGCACTAGCAATAGCTTTCTTACCGCCTTTGGCTCTGAGACTAGCGGCTCTGCTTTTGCTTAAACATTTGGGTTTGCCTTCACCTTTTTTGCTGTCACCACACTTACCTATTCTTTCACCTTTGGTATTGTAACGATCCCAGCCACCGCCACCAGCGCCGCCCTTCTTGCCTTTGCCAAACCAGGCTCTGAGATCTTCTTGTATGATTTCTTCGAGTTTCATTTCTTTGACTTATTGCCCCAGTTAGCGGCACCTTTTTTACGGCATTGTACCAGTGCGCCTGACGCATAGGCACTTGGCCATACTTTGTATCTGCTACGCACTTTGTGATAGCATGCATCCTTCTTGGCCTCGGCAATCTCCTGAATTTTTTGTCTGATCATCATCTGTCTTTTTTTAATTTCTTTTAATCTTTGTTCCCTGGTAGGCTTGCCATGCTTATTGTGTTGTGCCCATGCTATAGCATAGGGTGCACCAGGATCATCAAACTTTTTCTTGAGCTTTTTAACTTGCTTTTCCCTGCCAGGGGGAGCCTCCTCGTCCACTGGTGGACGCATTACTCTGTCTGAACCTGGCATCATGTTATCTGGACTTACTGGATCAGGCATACCTGGATTGGGCTCTGCGTTTTGAGCATTGTGAATGTTTTGTTTGATTTGGTCAGCAAATGCACGAGCTTCATCTTCCAAACCATATGTGGCACCCAGTGCAGTAATAAGCGCCATCATTCTGGCAGTTTTTGACTCTTCAAGTTCAGTCTCTGTGCTCTCTTTCTTGACACAGTTGTTGACAGTTTTACCAAACATCTTTTTGGTGCCTTTCTTCTCATAGCCAGGCCAGCACTTTTGACCCTCTTTAGTATTCTGTTTGCTGTCCAGACTTTGCTGAAACTTTTTCTTCATGTCAGCATAGAACTTTTCTTTGGCGTCCAGGTCAATGCCATGTTTATCCTTGAGCCGTTTATTGAATCTGTCTTGAGCAGACAATTTAGTCTTGGCTTCCTCCATGTCGTCCCCCTCTGTAAATAAATCTGGATTTTGTTGCCCCCACTCCCTCATTAAAATGCCTGCCAATGCATTGGCTTCATTCTCGTCTTTGCTACCTGTGTCACCACAGGGAGTATGTGTTGTCATCTGCTTGCAGTGCACGAGTTCATGTGCAAGTGTGCGCATGATATCCATCTGATGTCTGTCAGCCACAACTATAGTCACACTGCCATCACTCATGTCAGTATATCCCAAAGCGTTGGTATCATTTGTGCCTTTAAGTGTAAGATCAGGACGATCTATGCCCAACTTTTCACAACAATAATCAGCAAATTCATGTATGTGCTGTTGTTTTTCCTGGGCACATATATTATTGAGTTCAGAAGATCTCATTGGGGGGGTTTCCTGATTCTTTAATTACTTTACGGATTCCTCGTTCAAATTTAGAACCATCTTTGCCCCGTATGCTATTAATTAAACGATTTTGGAGATCCTTGGCAGTATCAGCATCGTAATGCTTCTCAATCTGTTCAATCAAATTAATTGCACCCTGGATAACATGTTCAGCACGATTTCTCACAACATGATTGCGATCTCTGTCTTTACTGATCTGGTTTAATTCTTCCAGTATGCTTTTTGTTTTAGCCATATAATACTCGTTAATTAATTAACGGTATTTATCATTTTCTGGATTTTAAAAATTCTTTTAAATGTAGTGTATCACTAACGGCATCTGTGGCTTCAGCGCTTTCTTGATTGTCCTCGGAAATATTTCCCTGTCTTTTTAACTTATCCATGATACTACCAGCACTAAGAGTCATGGAGTCCTCCTCGCCCTCTTCCAGATCCTCGATTCTTAGCGTGTCAGGATTAAATTTTAAATCCACTTTACTGCCAACTCCACTGGAACTTCTGGTTTTCATGAACTGTACCTGATATCTACCGCGTTCACGCATTGCATTACTTGTAAAAATACCAATCACGTTGTCTGATGTGTTGATCTTACTAATGCCACCAGCAATGTGATGATGGTCATACTCAATCTCCTCCACTGCGCTTCTGCCTAACTGTGATGCTGTGCTTAGTAACATTTGTCGTTCTGCGGCTAAGTTTCTGAGCTCCTCAGACACATACTTGTCTTTTACAAACAAATTTTCAGGACTGATTTTAGCATTTATTGGCATCATTAAGTCCAAATAGTCTACTAATAATGCATCCACTTTCACACCCGATTGTATCTCATACTCTCTGAGAAAGACTCTGATATCATTTGTGTTTATGCCACTCTGCATATACTTTACTCTAAACTTACCTGCACCTTTGCCCTTCATTCTTACTTTGAGATCAACATCATCCATGTTCTTCATGATTTCACGAGTAGTATATCCACTTACCATGCTGTCCAAACGCATACTGATCAGTTGTTCACTGAGTTCTAAACTTATGTATACTACGTTTAGTCCTGCTAATGCCCAATTTACGCCCAAGTTCTGTAAAAACAAACTCTTACCACCGCCACTGGGTGCGGCCCATACAGTAAGTTCACCTCTGTTGCAACCACCATAAAGTTTCTGATCTATGCCACTCCAGCCTGTGCTTACTGCACCCGCTTGTTGTTTAATCCACTCCAAACGCTCCTTGGGATTTTCAAAATAATCCAATCCCAGATCTTTGATCAGACCAATCTGCACTGCTTCCTTGATCTTTGCTTCAACTGCACCATAATTCTGGTTCTCAAGATCATCTGTGCTACTAATGATTGCTCTCTCCAAAGCTTTGTGCCTGCAAAATGTTTCAAATTCATCCAGGAACCAGTTCTGATGATCTGGTGTTACGTTGGGAATAATATCCAACTTTAGTGCCCCCACACTGTTAATTTGATCTAGCGTGGGCATGGTATTGTGATCCTTGGTGTGTGACATCATTAAGTCAACAGCATTTCTAAACTGTCTATCAAAATGTCTTGCATCCACGATATTTTGACATCTAGCAAACAAATCTGGATCGGATACTAAAAACTTCAGGAACATTTCCTGAATTTCGGGTGTGTATTCGGTTATATCAGCCAATTTATTATCTCCATTAAAGCATCTTAGTCTTTACTTGTATTTTAATTTTGTTGTCAGTTGCATGTTCCATGATACTACTTAGTGTTAATAGTCTACCATACTTACTAACTGCATCACCTGCATCTTTGCAATCATGACTCCAGGGAGGAAAACTCACGTCCCAGCCTAATTCAACTGCCTGTTCAATAAGTTTTTTACCTGGACGATCCCTGTCAGGGCATAAAACTACTCTCATGCCCAGCTTGTCTATGAGATGTGCTTGTTCAGGTGTTACACTGTTGCCCATTACGCTTATGCCGTCCAACAGAATAGCATCTATCAGACCCTCACATACAACAACGATCTGCCTGTCCCCGCCAGTAAACCTGTCAATATTAAACACATATCCGGGTTGGATCTGCTGTAGATACTTGGGTGTGCTACTGTTTGGAGGTGCAATGTGTCTGCCTGACCATCCCACTATTTCATTATTAAATAAAAAGGGAATAATTACTCTCTTACGGTACAAAGTAGTGTCAACATGCAACAAGGGATACAAACCCAACATACGTCGTTGCTTGGCATACTGCCTGATAGCATGATCATGAGGCAATTCCTCCACATTTGTGGCATCCCCTGGTAAGTCGACAGTCTTAAATTTGTGGAAATTTATGTTATATTCAGTATGTAAATCCACTTGGTCCAATTCATCACTATACTTCAATAGGTCCAACTGTACGCTATTCAGCTCTGAGACGCTACATCCGAGCTTCTCAGCAAGTTCTCTGTACCTCTTGCTAATACCTGGGTATGGTGTCCAGGCAGCCTTCGCGCCGCAATTGAAGCAATGGAACGCTATCTTAGCTCCGGTAGTAATAACACCGCCACGCTTGCGTTTTTCATTGCATACTGGACAATTAAATGTTACCCAGCCAGAGGGTGTTTTGGAATGCTTGGCCGGCAAATTATCCAGTACCAGACGATGCACCCTTTCAACTATGGAATCTATCGACATAGTTTAGTATAACATGGGGTTGTGATAAATGTCAATTTCTTAAAAGTACTTTGGACAACGTATTTACATTTCCGTCATCTGGGGCATTTACTACTCTGATCCAGGATGCAGCTGATTTAAAATTGCTATGAAATATACCTGTGCTGGGAGATACATTGCTAAATGCATGTGTTTGTACGTCAAACCAATCAGTACTGGAAACACTAGTATCGGGTGAATAGGGCAAACTACTGGCTTGAATTGTTATATTACCAGTGTATCCCTGTGTGTAAAATGCCATGGTGTGTTGACCATTAAGAAAATTTCTATCTAAATTGCCAGTCAAGTTACTTGTAGCATAAACATTGGCATTTCCAGAATTTGATATGAGTATATTTGCATTTGCTTCCTGTGTTGGAATAGGATAACTATAAGCCTGATCTGTTACTTCTATAGTAAATGCAATATCATTTTTTTGATTACTATACAGTGGTTCCTCATGGGATTCGTCTCTGGTAATTGTAAAATAACAATGATACAAACCAGGAACTAAATTTATGATATCACCTTCCAAAAGACTAAGTTTTGCAATACCTTTTTCCAGCAGATCAGGAGTCAGTAGTTTACTAACCACTCGTCTTCGAGTAGTTGGATCTATCACATAGCATCTGATCTGATCAGTTGTTATGGTTTGAAGCCTGCGATCCCTGTCACGAATATTAAAATAAATCGTGTTTGTTAAACCTCTGTGAACTACAACATGTCTGGGATTCATATTTCTGTTATCAACCTCTAAACCATATGCTGTATAAACTAGATCTATTTCAGTGCTATACTTATAAAGTTTATTATCATGCATACTCATTTATAGTATTTATCCTAAAAAGGAAATCATAAATAACTCTGTACATGGAAAATCCTTATTCAGAATTTGAATTTTTGACTGGTCTTCTTTATGGAGATACGGAATACGTGGGTATTGTTGTAAATTCAGACAATCAACTAATTACTTTTTACGATCTGGGATCGTTACCCAGTATTGAAGCACAAAAAGCACTACTGAATCTGGGCGATTTGTGGTGGTGGGAGTCTAACAGGCAAATACCCATAGACGTATTTTTACACATAGAAATGTCACCATTTAAATCTTTTCTGAAAACAGTTGTAACCAAGGATACAGAAGTATTATATGGTCCCATGATAAGTTTGCAAAACTTAATAAGAAAAAGAATAAAAAGAAGAACAGTTCAGTTAATTAAAAAAGTCGACTAGTCCAAGTTTTCCACTAACAAGTTTAATTGTACACATATCGCCAGAGCAAATGCCACAGCATGTGCCTTTTTAAAATGATACTCGTCCCCTGCAGGTTTTTGCCATACAGTATCGGCAATTTTATCAAAGCTTTGTCCAATTAAATGACGCTTGGCTGGGCGTATGATTGCCAATATCATTGCCAGTTCCATGACACTCGATGGGCGATATTCCTTTACAATATCATAATGACGATTTATATGGTATAGTTGCTCAACAACTTCAGCATGCTCCAGAAGCTCCCACATAGGCTCCTGTTCAACTAGTCTGTCTAAATGAGCGATATCCTTTATGTCCTTGTAGATATAGTTGTTTAGAAAATCTACCTTAAAGTAACCTTGTTTTTCCGCATTTTTATGATCTATCTCAGCAAACCCACACAGAGGATCTGTGGGAATATTCTGAAAGTACACACCAGTATTGTGTTTAGTTAGTTTACCATTATAAAGCACACTTGCAGGAATGTGCCGCATGTGCTTTAGTACACGCTCTCGGTTAGCACAGTCTATGTCAACGTCAAAATCAATCTTCATAACTTATCACAAATTGCTTATTGTGCCAATTGCCATGTATACAATGCATCAATTCATGTCCGTATCTTTCTGGCTTGTAATCTATCATGGGATCAATTGAGTGTATTTCACAATAATTATCCTGTGATATAGCAAAAGCCAGTAGTTGATCACTGTTAGCAAATTTTCTGATATTGGCTTCCAATTGCAATTCTGATATGTTACTATAGTAAACCATTCTAACACGAATATCATAATTTGTAAACTCTTTGCCCTCAAA